CTTAATTAAATACTTTACCAGCTTGTAGGTGGCGTAAATTGAAACCGCAAAGGCCAACACGGGCCAGGGGTTCTCGTTTAAAAGGTCTAACTGTGTCATTTTGGTTATTTTGTTTTATTGTTTGTCTAAAGTAAAAGAGGGGCGGTTAGGCCCCCTTGTTTATCCTTGTATTATTGAAATTTGTATGTTTGTTAATTTTTTTCTAAACCAGGTTGCCATTTTAAATACTCTCAAATTATCGTCAAAAGTTATAACTGACTTTGGCAACCAAATTGATTTATTACATTGATTTTTTAATTCATAAGCTTTTTCAGTTTCTTTAACCACGTCTAAAATATAGGGCATGGGTTGATTTGAGTACATCATTAAAGAAATAAAGGTTGTTTGTTCGTTTTGCATGGTTCAAAGATACTACAAGCGTGCAAACCTGCAACACTATGCCGCAAAAAACACTTATTTATTTTGTGAATGAATTAAAAACTTGATTAAACGAAAGTATAGAAAACAAAAAGGCCCCCGAAAAGAGGGCCCCTTGCATGAAAAACAAACCTATACCAGATTTAACAGATTGAGCGAGGCGAATATAATTAGAGACTGCCTAACTTTTGCAACCTCTTTAGATAAAAGTCGGCTTTGGCTAGATCTTCTGCCGTCTTATTCTCGCCTTTCTTCCCAGCTCGCCAAACGTACTTTAATACTTGGCCCTTTAAAAAGCCTCGGTATTCGTCTAAGCTTAAGGCGCTTTCTATTGCCTCGATAGCTTCTACTTTACCCTGAGTGTAGTGGCTAGGGTTGTTTACCGCGTCCTTATCGTAAGTTACGCCTGGGTCGAAATAGTCAAAGCCTCCCATTCTGTTACGTTAAAAAGGTAGATCATTAGAAAGGTCAGAGCTAGCGGGTTGAGCAACTGGTTTAGCGGCTTGTTTAGTGCCACCTTCAGCCCCGCCCAAGAGCTCGATAAACTGCACTCGGCAATTAAGATAACTCTTGCCCTCGTATTCGCTTACGCTTGGCAAGCCCTCGATTAACACGCTTTTACCTTTCTTTAAGTATTGGGCAAGCGCCGCCCCTTGGTTCGCGTCTCTGTAATAAGCGCAGCCTACCCAAAGCGGCTCCTTGTCTCGCCCTTGGTTTACTGCTACGTTAAAACGTATTTGCAGCGTTCCGTCTTGCATTGTCTTTGTTTCGGCATCTTTGCCAAGGTTTCCAGTAAAATTTAACTTTAACATATTCTTATTTTAGTTGATCTAATAACTTGCGCAATATAACAACGCTCTGCGGCTCTTGGACCTCCCAGCGTCTTAAGGTCGAGCGGTCCACTTTGGCCGCCTTGCATATTTTTGTTAAGCTTGTGTTTTTATCTATACAAAGCTTTTTAAGCTCCTTGGCTACGTTTTCTTTTCCTAAGTCCATAGTGCAAATTTAACTCTTTTTTGCGTAAGTTTGCAATATGTTAAACGAACTTTCTAACCACGACTACCACAAAGACACCAGCCACATAAGCAAAAGCGGGCTGGATCTTATCGAAAAAAGCCCAGCCCATTACTTCTATAAGTATCTCAGCGGCGAGTACCAAGAAAAAAGCAGCAAGGCTTTAGAGATAGGCAGCGCTGTACATTGCGCCGTCTTAGAGCCTGAGCGCTTTGCTTTACAATATTGCGCCTTTCCCGACGTAGACCGCAGAACTAAAGAAGGTAAAGAGACTTTAGCCGCTTTCTATCTTGAGCACCCCGATAAGATCTACTTAAACGCTGAAGACTTTGCCCAGTGTCTTAAGGTAGCCGAGTCGGTTAAAGCGCACCCTTTAGCCGCTAAACTACTAGCCCAGGGCGAAGCTGAAAGTACTATAAGCTGGCAAGACCCTCAAACTGGGGTAAACTGCAAGGCTCGCCCCGACTTTGTTACTTACGTAAACGGCTCTCGCTACATTGTAGACCTTAAAACTACTGAGGACGCAAGTAAGCACGGGTTTAGCCGCTCGGCTTTTAAATACCGCTACCACGTCCAAGCTGCGTTTTACTGCGACGGCTGGAAGCAAGCCAAAGGCGAAGAGGTCGAGGGCTTCGTATTTATTGCCGTTGAAAAGTCAGCGCCTTACCTTGTTAGCCTTTATTTGTATGAAGATCAAGAGCTGAGTTACGGCCGCTCTTGCTATCTTGCCAACCTTTTAACCTATGCCCATTGCCTAGAGTCTAACACTTGGCCAGGGTATAGCGACAAGGTCGAGGCGCTTTTATTACCCGAATACATTACTAAAACACTTTAATAACATGGAAAAGAAAGAAACCCAAACCCAAGCAGTCGAGCAAGTAGAAACCGCTGCACCCCTGAGCCTCTCAAACTTTGACCACGCGCAACGTGTAGCCAAAGCCCTAAGCTCTAGCGATCTAATCCCCCAAAGCTATCGGGGCAACATTCCCAATACGCTTGTAGCGCTTGAAATTGCGCAGCGTATAGGCGCTAGCCCCTTAATGGTTATGCAGAACTTGCACGTAATACACGGGCGCCCATCTTGGTCTAGCTCTTTTATTATTGCTGCACTAAATAGCTGCGGGCGCTTCTCTGCTCTTAAATTTATCTCAGACGGCAAGAGCTGTAAAGCGGTTGCTACTGAGCTGGCTACGGGCGAGCTTATCGAAGGGCCTACTGTTACCCTAGATATGGCAGCTAGCGAAGGCTGGGCTACTAAAGCGGGTTCAAAGTGGAAAACTATGCCCGACTTAATGCTGCGCTATCGTGCTGCGGCCTTTTTTGGACGCCTCTACGCCCCCGAAATACTCATGGGCTTACAGACTCAAGAGGAGGCAAGAGATATAGCCTCAGAAGCGCCTAAAACAAGCGAGGGGCTAAATAGTGCACTTTCGGCAGATTAACTTATATTTGCAACAAGTCGTTAAAACTTTTCTTCCACGCGCAAAGTAACGGCCCGCCTGACTAGCGGGCTTTTTTTATCTACTATTTTAGGCTTTTAAGCATCTCAATAAGCCTAGGGTGCGGGTAAACGTCGGCCTTATCTTTTCTTACTGAGTTATGGGTAAATATACCGTTATCCCCTTTCAAAGCTCTAGGCGTAACGTTCCAAATATCTTCCTTGTAAGTTAAATCAATGCCGTATTTTTCGCCCCAGTAGAGCAGAAGCTTACGAGTGCTTTCTATTTGTTCGTCTGTGTAGTTCTGCCAATACTTATGGTTTTTATAAGGTGTTTCAAGCTCGCAAATATCTTCGCAAACCCCGCCAACGTAATTAACAAACTTGCCGTTTTTCTCAGTCAAAAATCCATAGTTGCAAATTTCAATACCTATCGAGGTTTTATCTAGGCTCTTGTACGGAAGCCCAAACTTAGCGAAGGTTGGCTTTTGTAGCCCCAAATGATAAGCCCAATATTTAGAGCTATACCCTTGCACTATTGTTCCGTCATTTGAAATACTTACACAAGTTGCAACCCGCTCGGGTGTCTTTTCCCAATAGCGAAAAACTGCCTCACCGCTTGGCCCTCCAGCCGTATGGTGTAAATAAACCTGCGTCTTTTCGTGTTCCTCTTTTATGTAATTCGTGAACTCGACGCTTTTAAGATTTAAGTCTTTAATATCCATTTTAATTTAATTTAGTTAGCGTGCTGAGTGTTAAAAAGAAGGTAAGGCTTGCCCTCGTAAACGCCAAACTTAACGTCTAGCCAGCGGCCTCCAAGCGGCTTAGGTGGCATACCGCGCTCCACTGCCCAGCCCATACCTGGTAAATATTCCTCTTTATAGGTAGAAGTACGAACCATATAACAGTTAACCAGCTCGGGGCGATTGTTTCTGTTTAGGCGTTCAATAGTGTAAATAATCTCGGTACTCTCGTGAACGTGCCCGCTCCAAATAATGTCGGCACCCTCTACCATTGTAGCCATGCGGTTAAACTGAATTGCGCCCTTTGTAACTACCCCGCCGCCTCCGCTGCCGTGGTGGTATTTAATGCGTAGCGTTTTACATTCGTTGCTATTGCTCTTAAATTGGTACATAACCCAGCCCGAGTAAGTGCCTAGTGCCTCTTCTCGCCCTATTAACTGGGCAAAGGTTCTAAGCGGGTCTATTTCGTTGTGCGTAGTTATAGCCGTCTCGTGGTTGCCGTACCCAATCAAGTGTATAAGCTCGGCGTAAGGCTTAAAGTATTTAGCGCAGTCGCTTATTACGGCGTCGAAGTAATTTACTACCTGGTGCTCTGGCCTTACTGTCTCCTTATTTGCCCTGCGGTCTTTTTTGCCGCCCATTAAGTCCAAAAGGTCGCCGTTTATAAGTATCGGGTGCCCGCCTTCTTTAGCCTCGTCTAAGTGGCGCTTTAATAGCTTGCGGTTGCATTTGGGGTTATCCCAGTGAATATCTGATAAGAGTAAAAAGCGGTAATTCCCCCAGCCTTTTATCTCGTGAATTATTACGCTGGTTTCTGCCATCCCTTAAAGTATAAGGCCTAAAACAAAGGCCACGGGTGCAATTATACGCCACAGCTTTAGCTTTATAGTTAAACCGCTGTTAACGTGTTGCAAGTGCTCAACTGCTTTCTTATGCTCGATTATTTCTAAGCTATCGGTTTTTATTCGCTCTAAGTACAGAGGAGCAAGCGCCCGAGCTTTAGCGCCTTCGGCTAAGTATAGGTTAATTTCTAGCCGCGTCGTGCTGTCCGTCCAGCTCTCTGTGCATTGCGAGAAGCCGCTGCAAGGTGCTGCAAGAAGTATCGCCGCTAGCGCTAATCCTTTTAAATATTGTGTCATATTTTACCTGGGTTTTAGTAATAGTATCCCGCAACACTTGGCGCTTGATCTCAAGCTTAGTAAGCGTGTCGTGGTACTGCTCTATTACCGTATCTATTTTACCTGGCTCGCTCGGTATCTTAGGCCCAAAGCGAAACAAGGCGCCGATAAAGATAAGCCCTAAAAGAACCCAAATAGCTAGGCCAATAAGAGCGACGTCTTTAAGCGTATAGCCGTCTTTATTTTTGCTCTTTTGCTCCACCTTTAGCGAATTTTTCTACCGAAGTAAAACCTAAGCACAAAATAGTAACCCACTCAACTGCGGCGACTAACTCAGCACTAGGGGCAATTTCCACGGCGCTAAAAGAGTTGGCTACCATAGTACCAAAAAGAACAAGGGCGCCAATTACGCCCACTACGCGCTTACTGGAAACCTCGCCAGCTTGGCCCTTAAACATTTCTAAAAGTTTCATTTACTTAATCCCATTTAACTGCTGCATATTTGCCAAGCGAATAGAGTCCTCTACCCTAAGCTGCTCGAAGTCCTCTAAAGAAGCGGGCACTGGAACCTCGTAAACTTCGCAAACGCGCTCTAAAAGCTGCATCTTTTCCGCCATTGCCTCGGCCTCTATTACCACCTCTTTTACCTCTTCTACCTTTGCCTCTGTCATTGCCTGAGCTTCTGCAATAGCTGCGTGCGTTGCTGCTATACTCGCCCTGGTTTTATCCAGCTGCATAGAATACTTTTTATAAGGGTCTGGATCTGTGGCTTTATCCTTAACTGGCAAACTAGCGGCAAGCAAAGCGGCGAGTAAAATAGTAGCTTTCATTTTATTGATTAATTAATTACCCCTAGTTTCTTATAAGTATTCAGCTCAGAACGCAGCGCAGCCGTAGAGCTGTCAGAAGTCTTAAGCATTGCGCTAAACTGCTTAAGCTGGGCCTCGCAAGCAGTTAAACGCTCCTCGCATTTACTGCCCTCGTTATTGCTCTGTTTTTCGGTTCTGAGGTAAAGAAAGATAACGGCGAAAACCATTAAATAAGTCAGCGCTTTACTTGGATCTTTGCTGAATTGGTCGAAGCTTACGGGGAGTTTCATTTATCTAAGTCGTATTAAGTTACCTGCCTTGCCCTCTGTATTTTTTCGCTGGTTTATTGTTCTTAGCGTGAACTCCTGGCCGCCTTCTTTTCGGCTTAGGTTTCCAGGTCGCAGTAGCCGCTTTTGTTTTCGCTTTAGCCATTTGTTAGCGGTTCGGGAACTACACAATACTCACTATCGGGGAACTTGGCGCAATACCCTTTCAAGTATTCACCTTCGCAACCTGCGAAAATATGCACCCCGCAAGGCTTCGGCCATACCTCGTAAGCGGTAAAGTCGGCCAAAGGTTCAACATACCATAGAATATCCACCGCCCATTTATCGGACTGATTAACACACACGGGCATATCTTCGGCATCTTTGCCCCATTCAAGGCAAATAAAACCTATTTCGTGGACTGCGCAACCCTTCCAAGTTGTTACGCTTTCCCCGCTTGGGGTTGTCGTTGTTTCTTGTATCTTCTTTTTGAGTGTGTCCCATTGTGCGGGAGTGAACTCGTATTTTTTGAAGGTATTCATTTTAGAGAGTAGTTAATGCGGCCAGTTCGGAGGCGGTCAATGATTGTTTGAACAATACTACTTCATTGTATTCAGTTGCTGTAATTTCATAAACGCCCGCATACCATGAATTAAAATCAATTTGTGTATTCCCCGTTGTGAAATCGCTTGAATACACTGCACTTGATGCAGCAAACGTTTGAGAGCCATTTACATAAATTTTCATATCATTGCCATTTCTATTAAATGCAATTTTTGTTCGGCTTGTTAAAGTTCCTTGATTTAAAAATATATCCGAAACAAATCCATTACTACCATTTAACTCTAAACGGAATTCACTTCCATTGGAATAAATACGCCACCAATTACTGCTTTGTCTATTTCCTAACAATGCAATAGCGCCCGTAGATGATAATTTTGCAAAGTTTACATCTAAAAAAACACAAAATGGATTAGTCCCAAAATTTCCATGTGTACCTTGTGGAGCACTTGCCAAATCCGCTACCCTTGTAACCGCAGCCGAAGTTGTGGGGATGTAGGAGGTTGGGTAGGAACCTGCTTCAAGTTGTGCGCCCCAAATGTACACGCCACTTGTTCCGTCGCCTTGATAGTTACCCGTTGTTCCGTTACTTAAATTAATGTAAGATTTTCCCGTTCCGCTTGCGGTTGTGGCCGTATATGAGCATCGGTACCATCCGTTTCCGTAATTTTCAATAGTGCCGACTCCGCTTATGGTTCCGTCGGCAAGGTTAAACGTGCCACTGGTAAAGAACGTACTGCCATCAAAATGCTGAAGGAAGATATGATTGCGACCTGCTGCTTTGGCGAATACCGAAATAGTATAAGCCGCAGCCGTGTAGGTCTGCACTTGGTCTGCGTCATGATATGCACTGCTTGAATCTTCAACTAATTTGTCAGCCCCATAGTACCCTTGTGGGTCAAGTGTTGCGCTTACGTTAGATGAAACAGATGCGTTGAAAGCACTCCAAGATGCGCTACCAAAGGCCTCGCTTTGTAGAATTAGGTTCGTTCTTTGCGGCTCAAGCAACAAACTCGCACACCCTCCCTCATAAGTCAAACGGGGAACATTTTGGCGGTCGGTGGTGGGGAAGTAGGGCTTTGCGGTTGTGCCTGTGTTTAGTTGTGCGCCCCAAACAAATGCCCCGCTTGTTCCGTTACCCGTGAAAAAACCCGAGCCTCCCGTTGGTCTTGTGCGATAATACAAGCCAATGGTTGACAAACTTGCATTGCTTCCGCTTATACCACATTTTAACCACCCGTTACCTACGCTTTCAATCGTTGCCGTTCCTGGAATTGTAAATGTATAAGTTAAATTTACCAAGTCAAAAGTAGCACGAACAATGTAAAATGAACCATTCCAAATACCCCAGTCAAAAAAATTGTACCCATTTGGCTTGACATAAATAAAAGCGGTCAATTCTCCAACTTGGCTTGATAATAAAATGCCTCTATAGTGGTCGTCATTTACCGCCGTTGGCGTTACTGTGTCAGCCGTTATTGTTCCATTCGGTGCAGTTGTGCTATTTGCCGTTACTGTGGTCGCATTTTGTGATGTCCATTGTGTTTGGTCTTCCGAATAGGTACACAAATTCCAAGGCACATTTTCAACCAACCCCGCAGAATTTACACGGGTGCCGTCAGAAGCACGGGTGAAGGTAAGGTCTCCGCTTCCGTCTGTGGGGATAACGGAATAAGCGGTATCTTCTTTGTAGCCGCTTGGTATGTAGACAAGGCTAGCCTGGTTTAATAAATCGCTCATATTTTTTGCTTTATAAGTTGTTAAGCTTTCTGAGTAAGCAGCTCACACCCTCGTAGTAACCTCCGTCTGAAGTTATACGAGCTTTATAAAGTACGACGTAATCCCAGCCTTGACCGAAATAGACGCGCCCTCGTGTGCCAATTCCCAGGGTGCTAATTAGTTTCATTTTGTAAGTTCTAAGATCTTAGTAACCGATAACAGAGCCAGAGCTAATAACAAAGCCCGTAATTTTCTGACCTTTACCAGCGGGCAAGTAAGTGCCTTGCTGAAAAGTTACGCCGCTCATACCGCGGGCGCTCAGAACGTTAGAGCCAGTTTGATAGTCTGGGGTAACGGTAAAAGAAGTAAAAACGGTGTCCTCTTGACACACTACCGCGTCATAAGATACACCTGTAACGGTAGCGGCTGCGTGGTATTTAAAACCCTGAGAACCCGCTAGAATGTCTGCGCTTGCTTGTGCCATACTCCAAAAATAAAAGCACTAAGGCGAAACGCTCGCAACAATTTAAAAAGGGGCTTACTTATTTGAGGCTACTATGTACCACTGCACTCCGTCAGACTGTACCCAGTAAGTCTCCCACTTGCTAGACCAGCTTAAAAGCTGCGTGTCGTTAATCTGATAGCCTGCGCCAGCGTCTAATATTACGCTATGGTTTGAGTTAGTCTTAACAAAGCCAAAGCGCAAGCCAGGGGTAACGCTTGGGGGAGCTGGCAAGTCTATTGTAATCGAGGCGGCCGAAGTATCGCAGACAAAAATCTCGTACTCAGTGGGAAAGGTTGTAATATCGCTTGTTACGTTTAAGCTCTTGCCAAGTTGGCGCATTTGCCAGCTAAAATTAGTGTTAGCTGCGTCGTAAGCCATCGCCAGCGTATAAGTGCCGTCGCTGCCTGGGTCGCTAGTAGGTGCGCCTTCGCTGACCTCTATAAAGTCCTCAAGTAATTGGCCTGGCAAGTTGCCTGTAATTTGCTCAACGTTACCAATTCGAGCCCGCAAGTATTCGACTTGATCCTCAAAATAAACGCGCTCGCTGGGCCTTATGTCGTCCTCGTCGCCAGTTTGCACTACCTCGGCGTAATCTACCTCTAAGCTCAGCCACTCGCCCTCCCAGGTTTCATACTGGGCGCTAAAGGTAGAGCCGTTTAAAAGCCATGCCTTAGAGTCAAAGTAAAGGCTCTTAATTGCGTTTAAACTGCCTGCGTCGTGCCAAGTGCCTCTTATTACGTTCTTGAACTTTGAATAGATAGCTATAACTTGATCAACGTAAGTCTGCTGAAAAGTTTCAGAGTAGCCAGCCTCCCAACCTACGCCCCAGCTTGTAGGAGCAACGGCAGAAGCAAAAGAAGAGCCGACGAATATAGTACCAGCTTCGTAGCTAGTAGAGCCGTCGTAAAATATCTGACTTAACTCTTTAACTATGCTATTACCGCCTAAGCTGTTAGTGGCCTTGGTTACAAGCTCTTTTTTAAACTCGTCGGGAGTTCCTGGCGTGTAAGTATTATAAGCATAAGCCGCAGCAATAGAGCCAACGTTATTAAGATAGGTTAAGGAGCTGCTTTGCCACCAGCCGCCGCTTACTGGATCTCGTACCCAGACGGGAGTAATAGCCTGCACTGCTATTTCTACTACAAAGCTAGTAATAGCGCCAGCGGGGCCCGTAGCTATTGGGCCGATAAAATCCAAGGTTAAACTAGTAGGCACGCCAAAGGTAGCAATACCCTGCTCCTTGTAAGCCGTGTAAAGATATTGGGGTACTGTGCTCTGGCTGTTCCAGTTATAACCGCTATAAACGTAGTAGAGGCTCGGGTTTGCAGCAGAGAGGCCGTAAACTTTATAGGCTAAACGGTGGTAGCTTCTAGCGGGTGGCTTTACGCTTTCTACATTAATTTGAACCCTAAAGTTATAATCTTGAGGCGGGCGGTCAAAC